CTTTTCTAAAGCGTCTAGTCACCTTTCTTTTTTGATTTTTTGGCTTTTGGCTTTACTTCGCAATTTTCAGCCTTTGGCTTTGGTTTGTCGTAAGTTTGAACCTTAAAAGTATATCCCATTACTTCTTGCCTCCTTTCTTTTTCTTCTTCTTACCTTTTGGTTTCATTGATCCATAGTGTGAAGGCATGATTTTAAATGCAACTAAATATATCTTATCTCCTTTTGCGTTTCTTGGCTGGTTTAGATTTGCCAGCAGAACTTAAAGCAATCGCTACAGCCTGTGATCTTGATTTGCCTTCTTTCATAAGCATTCTGATATTGCCTGTTATTGTTTTTTGAGACTTTCCTCTTTTAATTGGCATTTGGATATCTTTTGGCTAGTTGATCTAATGTTAACTCCGTTCCATCTTCTCGGATAATTTTTTTTAATGCATTTGTTGCGTTTAGTTGTTTTTTTCCTCTTTTAGGACTCATCAAAAAATTAAAATACCTTTTCTTTTTGCCTAGCACTTTGTCTTGAATATCAGGATTATCTTTTAACCAATTTGCGTAATTTGTATCTTGCGGAACACGACCAGTTGCAGAGGGCCTTGTATTTGGAAAGGCTCTGGCAAGATCGTCGTCATCAATAATTGGAACGGTGGTGGATCTGCAATTGAAATGTTGAGGAGGAACAGGACCTTGATCATATTTAAACAATTGACCATCTAACCTTTGACAAATAGAGCTTGTTCTTGCATCGAGAGTTGCAACATACTGATATCTGCCTGTAATATCGCTGTTTGCTGCATAAACTGCCTGACTTGCAGCATTTTGCACTTGATTAACGGTTGTCCTGACAACAGTTTGGATTTGTTTGTTTGACAACAGCATTCCTTCTGAATCTTTCAAGGCAGAGTTCAAAGCAATCGCATTTTGAGGTTTACTAACAAAACTTAAATTTGGACCTTTGAGCCTCCTAACTATTTTTGGCAACGATTCTCCCTCTAAAACACCAAGTCGGATTGCTCTTGAAAGTCTTGAAGCAGAATCATCAGCAATACCTCTGAATGCTTTTTTAACTGTTTTCCCATTTGGTAAAGATATATCCGATCCTCTTTTTGCAGTCAAAGCAAACTGAGCAGTTCTGAACACGCCATCTTTATCACGCAAACGTATTGTCAAAGCGGTTGGATCTCTAGTCACAACTGATTTCGCAAAGTCAGGAGAAACAGCAACAGTGTTTACTTGAAACTCACCTTTTGGAAGGACTCGTTGGAGTTGATCTTGCACAAAGCCAACCTGAAACTCAGCTAGGTTTTGCAATTCATCAATCATATAGACAGCACTTTCGTTCTCCCAGCCTTTCAGACTGTCAACCATTTGAGCCAATATTGATCTGAGTCTTGCAGTTGTTGCTGGGCTGTTCCCTTCGAGGTCTCTTATTTGCCTGAGAACATCAAGGATAACTTCATTAAATTGGGTGGCAACTTGAAATTGCACCTTGTTGCTATATCTGTTGAGATCTATAGCTTCTCTGTAAAAAGCCTCTGGAACTGCCATTTACTAAGCTGCTTCACTTTCTTGGTTCATCTCTATCAACCCACCCGATTGCGTCT